AACACGATCTTGGCACACTCAACGCCACCGTTGCGATTGAGTATCTTGTGGGCGCGGACTGGACGGCCTTTCCCGGCGCGGGCGCGCTTGCCCCTGCCGATGACACGCCGATCCTGCTGTTGACCGCGCTGACTGAGGTTGATGGCGTGCGTGTGCGGATCACGGCGGCAGATGATGAACCGACTGTGTCAATCATCATGGTCGGGCTTGCAGATGAATGGCCGCGACCGTTTGTCTGGCCCGGACAGCCCATAACCGAGGGCGACCGGATCGGATTTGAGAATACAATCGCCGTAACTGGAAACTGGCTTGGCCGTTCGGTTGTGTCTGACGGTTTGCAATTCGGCGTGGAGATGAACCACGTCACCGAGGCGTGGCGGCAGACAGACTTTAAGGCGTTCAAGGCATACGCCAACGGCGAGGATGCGGCGTTTTTCATTGCGCTGCGACCGCTAGATTATCCCAATGAATTGGCCTATGCTTGGGCGACAAATGTCGTGACCGCCAGCCGCGCCATTCCGAACAAACGGATTAGCACGTCTGTTTCAATGCAACTCCAAGGGCTGCGGCCCGCCACAACTTGAGGTGAACCATGGCGACCTATGCGAAAATTAACGATTGGGTCAATCTGCTGATTGAATCCGCAAACCCTGACACTGACAACTTTTCAATCGCGCTATCCAATACCGCACCTGCGTCCGAGGGTTCCAACCCGACCGTTAGCGGCAACGGCATTCTGGCCAACGTCACGCAGATTTCATACACCAATTACAGCGACACGCTGGCCGTGGATCGGCGACTCGAGGGAACGGCGGGAACGTCAACGGGTGGCGTGTATAAGTTCGACGCCGACGACTTCACCATCACGGCATCGGGCGGCGCGATTGCAGGCTGGCGATACCTCTACGTTTTTGACGACACGCTGACAGATGATCCGCTTGTCGCGGTGTGGGACTATGGTTCGACACTGGACATTGCTGATGGTGACAGCGCCGCAATCAATATCAACGCCGCTGGCGTGTTTACGGTGACTTGATATGACCGCAGGATATAATCGCGCAAAGATGACAACCGCCACCACTGGCACTGGAACGCTGACCCTTGGCACGGCGGTTGGTGGATTTCAAACCTTCGCAGCCGCTGGCGTGGCCGATGCTTCAACAGTAGCATACATTATTGAAGATGGTGATGCTTGGGAAGTTGGTGCTGGCGTCTACACCACGTCCGGGACAACACTCACGCGCGTGGTGGAGGAAAGCAGCAACGCGGACGCGGCCCTGAACCTGACGGGATCGGCGCAGGTGTTTATAGGGTTGACTGCTGCGGCGCTTGCAGCGGCGGGCGGGTTCACGATTGGCGACACCATCACGTCTGCCCGTGCGCTTGCATCGCCGGAATGGTTGCCGAGCGATGGCGCGGTCTATTTACAATCCAGCTATCCGGCGCTGTTTGCTGAATTGGGTATTCTTGGTGAATTTAATCCCGGGTTGAAATTATCTGATCCCGCGACGCTGCCTACGGGGACTGGCTTCGGAACAGCCTTTTCCCCAGATGGCACCTACCTATCCGTTGCTCACGATACCTCCCCGTTTGTGACCATTTACAAGCGCTCTGGCGATGTGTTCACCAAACTTGCAAACCCCGCGGCGCTGCCTACGGGGACTGGACTCGGAACAGCATTCTCCCCAGACGGAACCTATCTGTCCGTTGCGCACACTACCTCCCCGTTTGTGACCATTTACAAACGTGCGGGCGATGTGTTCACCAAACTTGCAAACCCCGCGGCGCTGCCTACGTCGAATGGACTCGGAACAGCATTCTCCCCAGATGGCACATACCTATCTGTCGCGCACAGGAACTCGCCGTTTGTCACCATCTATAAACGCTCTGGCGATGTTTTCACCAAACTGGCCAACCCTGCGACGCTGCCTTCTAACCATGGCAACGGAGTAGCCTTCTCGGCAGACGGAACCTATCTGTCCGTTGCGCACACTACCTCCCCGTTTGTGACCATTTACAAACGTGCGGGCGATGTGTTCACCAAACTTGCAAACCCCGCGGCGCTGCCTACGTCGAATGGACTCGGAACAGCATTCTCCCCAGATGGCACATACCTATCTGTCGCGCACACTACCTCCCCGTTTGTCACCATCTATAAACGCTCTGGCGACGTTTTCACCAAACTGGCCGACCCTGCTGTGCTGCCTACGTCGAATGGACGGGGAGTATCCTTTTCAACAGACGGCGCACTCCTGTCTGTCGCGTACATTTCCTCGCCATTCGTGACCACATACAAACGCGCAGGCGATGTGTTCACTAAGTTGGCCGATCCTGCTGTGCTGCCTCCAAATCAGAGCTACGGAATAGACTTTTCAACAGACGGCGCTTACCTGTCCGTTGCTCACTCTACATCGCCTTTCGTGACTATCTACAGTTCAGCGAGTTACGACAAGGCCACAAGTTTTGCCGTAACTGCGTCTCCAGAAGAAAACCGCCCCCTCAAAACATTCATAAAGGCGACTTGATATGATCACCATTTATCAACTGGACGCCCAAGGGGTGTTTGTCGGGGAACGTGAGATTGATCCGATGGGGCCGCTGCCCGTGCCGCTGGCAATGACTGCGCCGCCCAAAACAACCGGCGATCAGGTCGCGTGGTGGAACGGATCGAAATGGGAAAAGCTGGCAGAGCGGCCAGCTTTACCGCCGGGGCCAACCGCCGAGGAAGTTTTGGCCCAAGCCCGCGCCGCCGCATCCATGTCCCGCCTTGATTTTGCCAAACTAGCCTTGCGGGAAGGCTGGATTACGGCGGCAGAGGCAAAGGCTTGGGTGCCGGGCAACGCATTGCCCCAGATTGTCACCGACATAATCGCGCAGCATATCGATGGCGCAGACAAGCAAGATATCGCGGAAATCAACGCGCTTGGGCAACTGGTGGTCAATCGCAATGACCTTCTGTTGCGGCTGTTGATGATGTCCAAGAAAGTCACCGATGCGCAGATGGACGCGCATTTCATCGCGGCGGCGCAGGTTAAAGCGTAATGGTTGGCTTTTCGCCCCTTGCGTCTGCGCCACTAGCCGCAACAGGCGGCGCTAACGGTCCAGTTGCTGTTGAACTAGACGCTGGCGCATATGTCATTGCAGGGCATCCGCTCGCCATCGCAGCGGATCGGACAGTTTCACTGGCGGTGGGCGCTTATGTCATCGCGGGCCACCCTCTTAATATTACAGTCACGCGGGCGGTAAATCTAGCGGCGGGCGCATACCTCATCGCAGGCCATCCGCTTAACATTGCGGTGCGCCTCAACCCTTCGCAAATATATGGCCGCGTTCCGGTTGTCATTGCCGAGGTGACACAGCCCCGGTGCGCGCTGCGGTTTGGCGTTGGGGACTGCACCGCGACGGGGACGCCGAAGTGTTACAATACCTATTGGACGTGCTTGGATAAGCCGAACTACGATCCAACGGGCTCAATCGCTTGGCGTCTCTCGCGACCCGGTGATGATGTGCCCTGGCTTTATGATGAAGATGCAGGCGGCAACAATATCAAGACGAACGCCATCCCGATCCTTGAGACTGCATCGCACACGTCCAGCCGGATCAACCCCGGCGCATCCCGCACGGGAGAAAGCCCGCTTGGCCGTCGCGCCACGGCACAGATCAAGGTCACAGACGCGGTGTGGGATGATCACGTTGGCGACTTCTATCTTGCCGACCGAACGCCGCGCGCCACGCCTGTGGGGTTCGGCACGCTGTTGAATGCGCGAAATCCTTTTTACCCTGGATGGACCGCCAAGATATACGAGGGCTACAAAGGGCAGACGCTGGCGCAGATGCAGTCGCGCGTGTTTGACGTGGAGCAGGTTGTCGGGCCGGACGCTGGCGATAGCTTCACCATTCAGTGCCGCGACCCTCTGGACCTTCTACGGTCGCGGAATTCCAAATATCCGCCCACATCGCAGATCGACTTGCGCGGGGACATTGACGCATCCACCACGACGATCCCGGTGCGATGCTTGGCGGCGCAACTGACAGAGACCTACGGCAACACTGGCAGCACGCGCTATGTCGTGATCGGTGATGAAATCATAAGCTACACGGGCCACACTGGCACCGAACCTGATCTGACGCTGACGGGTGCCGTGCGCGGCGTGCTGCTTAGTCAGGCGGCAAGCCATTCAGACGAGGATGCAGTGCAGCGGGGCGCGTATCACGTCGATCAGCGACCATATGCCATTGCCAGCTATATCATCAAAGACCACACGATCGTTCCTGATAGCTACATCAACGACGCGGATTGGAACGCAGAGGGCAATCGCTACTTGTCAACGATACTTGCGACGGCGTTTATCCCTGAACCTGTTGCCGTGGAGCAACTGCTTGGCGAGTTGGGGCGCGACGGGCTGTTCTCAATCTGGTGGGATGATCGGTTGCAAACAATTCCGCTGCTTGCCGTGCGCCCCCCTAGAGGCATTCCGGTGCGCTGGAATGATGACGACAACATATCATCGCTCACGCAAGTCACCAAAATTGACGACCGCATGACGCGGGTGTCTGTGTTCTTTGGCATCCGCGACTGGACCGAGCCGCTGAATGAGGCGACGAATTACAAAAATCGCCTGATCCGAATTGAAACCGAAGTGGAAAGCGAAGTCGCGGCAGGCGGCAAGATCGTGGACAACACAATCAATTCGCGGTGGGTGCGAACTTTTGGCAATGCTACATTGATAGCGGCATCCCTGCTTTTGCGGTTTAAGTTGCCGCCGCGCTACATCACGCTGATGATGGACGCAAAGGACCGCACGATAAACATTGGCGACGCGATTGACCTGACAACCCGTTACATTCGGGACACTGAGGGCAACGCGATTGAAACGCGGTGGCAGGTCATCGGGATTGATGAACCCAAACCGGGGTCACAGATCAAGGTTGAATTGCAATCTTACCAGTTTATTGGTAAGTTTGCTATAATCATGGCGAACGACGCGCCGGACTATGTGGATGCCACAGCCGACCAACGCCTTGATGGTTGCTGGATTGCCGAAAACACAGGGCTAATGCCTGACGGGTCCGACCCGTATCTGTTCCAATAGGAGACAACAATGGCCGACTGGACCGAACTAGACACAGACGGATTACTGCCAGGTGAGCCGTTTACGAGCGCAAAGGCGCTGGCGTTTTTTGAAAACCCGGTTGCCATGGCCGAGGGCAAGGTCAACGCGCCCAAGGTTGTTTCCGAGGCGTTGAATATGTTTGTTGGTGCAGGCGCTTCAGATGCATCGTTCCTAAATCTTGAGCGCGTTGATAAGGTTTTGCTGGACGGATCAATAATTTGGACAAGCGGTGCGGGTTCTGCCGTCTTGCAATATAGAACCAGCACAGATAACGGCTCAACGTGGGGTTCATATGTGACATTTACGGGCCCTGCATCTTCGGCACCTATTATAGGTGTTGGCCACCGAGTTGTTAGCCTTGGGGCGTCAAACAATGCCATTGGAATAAGGCTTTTGAATTTTGGCCCGTTTACTGGAAGATTCTCATTCTCAGTCCTTGGCGTGTCCGGGGTATCACCATGACACGCGCCGCCTACATCCTGCTGAGATTTGCTGAGATGGTCATATCGTCCAACAGCCGCCTGTTCAACGCGGCGGTGTTCGGCGGATCGACCCACCAGACGACCAGCGCGCGGGCGCACATTGACGGCAAGACAGACCCCGAATGGGCGCGGCGTCGGGACAGAATCGACTGGTTCCTCGCATGGTATGAGGCGGACCACTGCCAACGCGCATGGCAGCAGGAGGTTGACGCAGCGCGCAAAACATTAGACCGTGCGGGCGCGACACCTAGCCAACCGGGGGCGGCATGACTGACATGATAAGAACATGGTGGCCAGTTGCCGTTACCGTCATTGCCGCGATTGCATGGCTTATCCGGCTTGAGGCGCGCGGCATATCAAACGGCACCGAAATCAAGCGCCTGTGGTCTCAACGCAAAGAGGACATGGAAGCCGCGAAAGACAGCCGCGACCGCATGGATCGCAGGCTTGATGAAATCGGGTCAGACATAAAGACGCTTTTGAGGGGAATGGGTAAATGACATGTCAGCCAGACATCAATGTTCGCTGGATCGTGCAGCACTACAGCGCAACGCCGATTGAAAGCGACTTTACCGCCGCCGACATTGACGCGATGCACCGCCAGCGCGGGTTCCGCAAAATCGGCTATCACTACTTCATCCGCAAAAGCGGCAAGGTTGAGACGGGCCGCGATCTGTCTCAGCCGGGGCGATTTGAAACCGGCGCGCATTCGCAGGGCGAAAACAGTGCGTCGGTCGGCATCTGCCTTGAGGGCGGCGTTACCCTAGCTGCGCCAAATGTGGGAGTTGACAACCGGACCCCGGCCCAGATCAAGGCACAGGTTGCGCTGATCCGTGAGTTGCTGGTGCGCTTTCCCAACGCCAAGGTTGAAGGCCACCGCGACATGCCAGGAGCGGCTACGCAATGCCCCGGCTACGATGCAGCGGCATGGTGGGCAGGGGTGGCGCGCAAGCCCCCCACGGCCCGTCCTACGCCCGTTGCGGCCCCTGACACCCCCGCAGACGACATGAGCCTGTGGGCGCGGCTGTTTGAATTGCTGGCATCCCTTATTAAAGGCAAGCGCACATGAAGCTAGTTCCAAACGCGCGCAAGGCATGGCGCTGGATTTCCATGCAGGCGATGGGGGTTGCCGTGGCATTGCAGGGCGCGTGGGTGTTTATCCCCGACGACCTCAAGGCGCGCGCTGGCGATGATCTGGCGAATTGGGTCACGGGCGCGCTGCTGGTGCTTGGCATGATCGGGCGATTGGTGAAGCAAGGGGATGACACATGACGGAAATCATCGCAGGAATCATTGGCCTGATCGCTCTGGCAATCGGCGCGTTCGGTGGCCAGATATTCGGACGGATGCGCGGCAAGCGTGAAGGCCAGCAGATTGCAGCGGACAAGGCGACGAAGGATTACACAAAGACGCGCAAGGAGATCGACAATGCGGACCTTGGTATTGGTGCCACTGATGCTGGCAGGATTGAGCGGTTGCACGACATTGCAGACCGGAAGCGCGGCGGCGGTGATTGACGCCAGCGCGCCTTTTGTCGGACCGTGCGCCGGTGCATTGGCTGGCGATGATCTGCCCGCCGCCCGTGAGCGGTGCCTGCCGATACTGGTTATTCTGGACGGTGCGCTATGACTGATCCGCTGCGCGTATCGTGCCTGCACGAGGCGGCAACCCTGACCGCAGGCGATAGGGAAGCCACCTATGGCCCGCCCGTCCAAAACATGCAGCACATTGCGGACATATTCAACGCATGGACCGGGCGAGACCTGACCGCGCGGGAAGTGGCCCAGCTTCACATTGCCACCAAGCTGGCGAGAACGCAGACAAGCCCAACACACCGGGACAGCTACGTTGACACAATGGCCTATCGTGGGATTGAATACGAATGTGCGGTTGCCGCACTGAAATAAGGGACAGACGCCATGAAACACCTCATTGCCGCCGCCGCACTTATCGCAGCCGCATCTACAGCGACGGGACGGCTTGCCCGCACATGCGCGGCACTGAATGGTGGAACGGGGAGTTGATGTAATGCCTACGCCGCCTCTATCACATGAGGCGATGCAGGAAGCCGTTGACGCCGTAAGAAAGCACGGGTCGCAAGCCGCCGCCGCGCGTGCGATAGGCATGTCAGAAAGGACATTCAATAACCGCTACAAGCAAGCAAGGGCGGCGGGGCTGCATCTATCCGAGGGCGCACGGGCCATGATGCGGCTGTCGGGCCTTGGTGGCGCGGAAATCAAGGGCGGGTGGGTCGCGGTCTTGGATGACAACGGCCAGAAGATCGGCAACAACCGATGGACCGCGCCAACGTCATCCGAAGAAACAACCCAATTCATTGACATGATCCGGGGCGCGATCAACGATCTGCGCGACGAAACATTTCCGGCGTATGAGGTCCGGCCCGCACCTGATGGCGATTGCCTGCTGATCATTGACCTTGCGGACGTGCATGTCGGCAAGCTGTCTGTCGAGACCGAAACGGGTCACACCTACAGCCGCGATATTGCCGTTCAGCGAATGGTTGAAGGCACGCGAGAACTGATCCGCAAGGCGGCGGGATCAGGTATCGGGCGCATCCTGTTCGTTATCGGCAATGACGTTTTGCATGTGGACAACGCGCGATCCACCACGACAAGCGGCACCTACCAAGACAGCACGGGCAGCGTCCACCAGATTTACCGCGATGCGTTTGCAGGCTATGTCAAGTGCATTGAATTGGCCCGCCTTACCGCGCCCGTCGATCTGATATTCTGTCCGTCAAATCACGATTGGCTTATGGGGTGGTGCATCGCGCAGCAGGTCGGCGCGTGGTTCCGCAATGCGCCGGACGTGACCGCGACCGAATACAATTTGTCGGAACTGCATCGCAAATACTACCGCTTTGAGGCCAACCTGATCGGCCTGACACATGGCGACGGCGCGAAGGAAGCGGACCTGTATCCGCTGATGATGACCGAGGCCCGCGCGCATGTTTCAGA